CTCCTTTATGCTCCCGCGCTTCGTCCGTCTAGTGGTCGTTTACCTGCCACTATTCAGGCCGTTCTAGAACCTTTAAAGTGTAGGGTTATCTCTAAAGGGGATTCCCTTCATTACTATAAGATGAAACCTCTACAGAAGGTTCTTCATACCATCCTCCGGGGTATTCCCTGTTTTGAGTTTATTGGTAAGACCTTCTGTGGTACTTCATTGATAGACATTCGGAAAAATACTCCTTTTATCGAGGGAGCCGAATGGCTATCTATTGATTATAGTAATGCGACTGATAACCTATCATGGGTCTATAGTTCTAGAATATTGAAGACACTGTTACAGTATCTTCCTTCCTCCTTTGTTGAAGATGCGATGATGGTTTTGGGACCACATGATCTTCACTATCCCCGAACTCTTGTTCATAGGAATATCAATGGAAACTACGAATTGCGTAGATCCATTAAGTTGGAGGGCTTCCAACGGAGAGGCCAACTTATGGGGAGTATTCTTTCATTCCCTATTCTTTGTTTGGCGAATCTCGGTCTCTATTTGGCTGTTACCGGCCGCACTGATCCTAGTGCTCTATCCTCTGTTCTTGTTAATGGGGATGACATGATCTATATAGGTAACAAGAAGACTTTTAGGAGACATACCCTATGGGGTTCTTTTCTTGGACTTGAAATGTCCGTTGGAAAGGCCTACCATAGCGATAGGTATGCTAATCTTAACTCGACTTCAGTTATCTATAGACTTGATCGTCCAGAGGATCATCCTCTAACACTTGATTATTTTCCAAGTGGTCTTTTCCTTGATAGACATAAAGTCCAGGAAAAGAAGGATGATGGTCTAGACTCTGACGATGAAAAAGAAGATCATACGTCTATCCCTTCTTGGTGTGCTTCCCTTATAAGGAAGACTTACCCAAATTCCCACTACAGCGATCTGTTTGGTACCGTAATTTCTAATATAAATAGTATTTTAAGCGGTACACAGCATCGCCATAAGGTCCGTGTACTCTCTGAATATTTAGCCCTCCATAAGGACAAAATTAATCAGGAGAGGATCGTTCCCGTGATTCGGGAGGGAAAGAGATCCCTATATAATAGGAATCTTTTTCTCCCGATATCACTTGGTGGTTTTGGTGTAAAAGCACCTACCGGCTTCAATGTAAATATAACGAAATTTGACCGTTTGGTCGCCGGTTTTATGATTAGGAGGAATAGCGCCCATTTGTCGCCTTACCCTTTAGAGGGTCCTGCCTTAGAGAAGTTCTTACCTCTCGTTGCGAAGCCTTGGCTCAAACCCCCTGAATTCCTTGAACTTTCAGAAGTTCGAATTGAAAAAGGACATATTTATTCATGTCCAAGATCATTTCTCAAGGGTCCAGAGAGGATTCGTTCTTATCCTCTTATAGCTGACTCGGTTGGTTTGTTCTCCCATCCGAGGTCTATTATGCTATAGTTTTTGTTATTGGTCCTGAACAAGACACTAAACTGTTCATTGGGTTCTTAGGTGTAGATCACCCAAAACGGTCGTCCCCTTTGGATGTTAAAATTTCCGTACCAAGTTTGATAAGACCTCTGATTAGAGATCGCTAAATGTGTGATTCACACGTCTATCAAACGTAGTGTCTAGAGACTACACGGGTGAGCCTTACTAATAAGAGGAACTATTTTAAATAGTTTCTACGTATGGTAGGGTTCCTAAGGATGGATAGTCCCTCCATGTTCAGAGGGATCCAATACATGAACAACAAAAACATGGGTCTA